AGAGAACAACTTTTAGAATATATTAACGCAGATGGAACTTATCTACCAAAGTCAGTATTACATGCCGATTTGGATAGGGGTATGTTAGATTTTGTTAAAACAGATTTACAAGTTGTAACCGCTGGAAAAATTGTACCTATGTTGGATATCCTAATTACAACACAAAACTGGTCACAATATTTAGAAACTTGGAAGTTTGTGGATTTGGATTACAACCCGTCACCACCATTTATAACCGTTGTTAGAACCCCCGAAGTAAAATATGGAACCAACCCCTCATTACAATATACGATACCAAATAGAAAACAATTCTATTATGCTTCCGTTCCAACTTGGAATGGTAACGAACAAGGTATGGATATTTATACAATCCCACAGCCAGTACCTGTTGATATTAACTATAGTGTAAAAATAATTTGTAATAGAATGAGAGAATTAAACGAGTTGAATAAAGTTGTTATGCAAAAGTTTTCATCTCGTCAGGCATATACTTTTATAAAAGGTCAATATGTTCCAATCGTTCTTAATAATATTTCAGACGAGTCTCAAATGACTATGGACGCAAGAAAATATTATATTCAAAATTATGACTTTACGATGTTAGGTTATTTAATTGATGAAGATGAGTTTGAGGTTAAACCCGCAATTCAAAGAGTTACACAACTAATGGAAGTTGAAACTTCAACAAGAAGTCGTAGAAGAAATTCTACAGAAAATCCTGATGAATTTAATTTTAATTTTTTATATGTTGATAATAATAATGTATTAACTGATAAAATAGATTTTACTGCTAATATGAATTTTATTTCATCAAATAATATTAACACATATGATGTTTATATTAATGGTGATTACTATGGTGTTGATGTTCAAAATATTCAAATAACAACAAACGATTCGTTAACGATTAGTGTAACCAAACAAATCACAGGACAAACCGCTAACATACAATTTGAAAACACTTTATATGGAAATACTCCAATATATTTTAGAACAAATTCATATTCTAATAACACATATACTTTAGGTGTTCAGAGTGGGTCAACTTTTAATATATCAAAAAATTTAATTTTTAAAGAAGGAGATAAAATTAAAATTGTTCACGATGAAAAAAATAGTCAAAATTCTATTGTAGTTTCTTATTCTCCTGAAACAGGTATCTTAGTTTTTTCAGGAGCAACCAAAGTAATTGGTTCAGGAACTTATAGTAGTTGGGACATTTATTAATCCTCTCCGTAGATATCTTTCTTCTCTTTACACCTTTCTATAATTAAGTTTTCTAAAAATTTATAAATCTTAATTCCTCGTTTTTCACAATACTTTTTCAGTATATCATGTGATTCTGGTGATATTTTAATGTTCTTTATTTCTTTCTTTGTTTTCATAGGGTGAAAAAAGGTAGAATTTTTTCCTACCGTTTATAAATAGTTATTAAAAAGTAAAGTTTTTTCGTCTTTTTACGAATATTTATGTATAAAATAAATCTGCAATATAAAAATTTATAATGGCAACAGCACAAGCAAATCAAAAAGTATACGTATCACCTGGAGTATACACATCTGAAACGGACTTATCGTTCGTAGCACAGAGTGTCGGGGTTACTACGTTAGGTTTGGTAGGTGAGACTTTAAAAGGTCCAGCTTTCGAACCAGTATTCATTACTAATTATGACGAGTTTCAAGCTTATTTTGGTGGAACAGAACCAGTTAAGTTTGTTAATACTCAAATCCCTAAATATGAAGCGGCATACATTGCTAAATCATATCTTCAACAATCTAATCAGTTATTCGTAACAAGAGTATTAGGTTTGTCGGGTTATGACGCGGGACCTTCTTGGTCTTTAACCGTAACTGCGAATGTTGACCCATTAACAATTGGATTAAATCCATCTACAGGAACTACTTGGAGTGCTACTTTTACAGGAACATCTTCAGGTGGAACGGTAACATTTTTAAATCCAAATAATTTACCATCACAAGTATCGGCAAATTATAATACACAATATAGATTGGCTGATGGTTCAGTTTCAACATATTCAAATGACTTTAATAGTTACTTGGATACAATTATGGACACACCATCATTATCAGCAACAACTGCGATAGTATATGGTGCAATTCCTGAAACTGATTACAATAGTTTAGTTTCAACTTATAGTGCTGTAACAAATGCTTATGATTGTTATTCAGTTGATTTATCACAAAATGATTTAAGTGCTGGTTCTAACGATTCTTGGTATTATGCTAACTTCCAAAACTATAGTGCTGATAGTTATTCAGGTTATTCATTTGATTACGTTGTAAGTTCATTAACTTCAGGTTCTTCACAAAGTTTTACAGGAACTGTATCGGGTAATGTTTATAACTTCTCAGGTACTGCTTACCCTGAATACAATAATATGGTTGTTGCTACTTTACGTTCAAGAGGTATTTCATTATACACTAATAGTTCTACAAGTGAAAATCACGGACCTGTTTATCAAGTTACTGGTTTAACCGATGTATCATTACTTTGTACTGGTCAATATTCAGGTATAACAACTTCACCATATGCAACATTTGCAATTTCAGGTGTTACTAAAGAAAATGAAGTATTCACATTTGAAACTTCATTATTGGCGGCATCATCAAAATATCTTACAAAAGTTTTTGGTTTTGATAATTTTGGTAAATCAAGATTTGAAGTTCCATTGTTTATTGAAGAAGTTTATCCAGCATCATTAGCTTATGGTTACAACCAAGGTTATATTCGTGGATTAAATTGTACTTTAATCGAGTTACCTGAAGCAAGAGATACAACATCAACTACTTCAATTGCTTGGAATTTAGAAAAATATCAATCACCAGAAACTCCTTTCTTAGTATCTGAGCTAAGAGGTAATAAAGTTTATAACTTATTTAAGTTTATTTCAATTTCAGATGGTGATTCCGCAAATACAGAAGTTAAAGTTTCAATTGCTAACTTATCATTTAATAATATGACATTTGATGTGTTGGTTAGAAGTTTCTTTGATACGGATGCAAATCCTGTTGTAATTGAAAAATTTACAAATTGTAATTTGGACCCAGCATCTAACAACTTTGTTGCTAAGAAAATTGGTTCATCAAATGGTGAATACGCTTTAATTTCAAAATTTATTATGATTGAAATGGCAGACGAAGCACCAATAGATGCAATTCCTTGTGGATTCTATGGTTATACTCAAAGAGAATACGAAAATTATTCAGTATATCCATCACCTTATATTCAATATAAAGTGAAATATAATTACCCTGGTGAAGTTATTTATAACCCACCATTTGGTACAACTACAGGTGGAGTTTCAAATGCTGTTGAATCGGGTGGAGATATTGTAAGAAGAACTTACTTAGGATTTTCAACAGCTCAATATGGTGTTGATGAATCATTCTTCTCTTATAAAGGTAAACAAAATCCAACAGTAGATTGGGGGAATAGAACAGATTCAATTAAATGGAATGTGTTAAGTAAAGGTTTCCATATGGACTCAGGTGCTACGGTTGTTAATATTGGTAATACCTCTGTTGATAGTGGAACTACCGCATTTGAATGTGGTGTTGCTGATTTTAGAGAAGACCCACAAACTCAAGAAAATCCATATTACTTCATTTACTCAAGAAAGTACACAGTATGTTTCGCGGGTGGATTTGACGGATGGGATATCTACAGAGAATTTAGAACAAATCAAGATAGATTCCAATTAGGAGATTCAGGATATTTGGCAGGTGCTGCGGCATCTCCAAGATACCCAACGGCAACTGGTGATGGTGTATTCAAAAGAATTATTGTTCAAAACAATACTCAAGACTTTGCAAACACTGACTACTATGCTTACTTATTAGGTGTATTAACATTTGCAAACCCTGAAGCAACAAACATTAACGTTTTTGCAACAACAGGTATTGATTATGTTAACAACTCTAATCTTGTTGAAGAAGCAATCGATATGGTTCAATATTCAAGAGCTGACTCGGTTTACATCGCAACAACTCCTGATTACAATATGTATACTCCGGATTCAACTAACTCTTTAGATATTATTTATTCACAAGAAGCGGTTGATAACTTGGATAATACAGGAATTGATTCAAACTACACAGCTACCTACTATCCTTGGATTTTAGTTAGAGATACTGTAAGTAATACTCAAATCTATTTACCACCAACTGGTGAAGTTTGTAGAAACTTAGCATTGACTGATAACATTGCTTTCCCTTGGTTCGCATCTGCGGGTTACACAAGAGGTTTAGTAAACTCAGTTAAAGCAAGACAGAAACTAACTCAAGAAGATAGAGATACTTTATATCAAGGTAGAATCAATCCAATCGCGACTTTTGCTGATGTTGGAACAGTTATTTGGGGTAACAAAACTCTTCAAGTTTCTGACACAGCATTAAACAGATTAAACGTAAGAAGATTGTTATTACAAGCTCGTAAGTTAATATCAGCAGTAGCGGTAAGATTATTGTTTGAACAAAACGACCAAATCGTTAGACAACAATTCTTAGATAGTGTTAACCCTATTTTAGATGCGATTAGAAGAGACAGAGGTTTATACGATTTCCGTGTAACAGTTTCATCTTCTCCTGAAGATTTAGATAGAAATACATTAACAGGTAAAATATATCTTAAACCTACGAAGGCATTAGAATTCATCGATATTGAGTTCTTTATTACTCCAAC